TCCGTAAAGAATGGGTATATGGTGACGAAGTAAGATGGGATGGCACTAAAGACAAAACACTTATTATCTATGGCGAACAAGGTCTAGGTGATGAGATATTTTATGGTAGCTGTATTCCTGATGCTATTAGCTCTAGTAAGCAAGTCTATATAGACTGTGACCCAAGACTAGAAGGATTATTTAAACGTAGCTTTCCAGAAGCAGAAGTGCATGGCACTCGTAAAGAAGATAGCCCTGAATGGCTAGCAGATAAGAAGTTTGACTATAGATGTGCAATAGGTGGATTACCACAGTTCTTTAGACATACGAATAAAGACTTTCCTGGCACACCTTATTTAAAAGCTGACCCTGAAAGACGTATTATGTGGCGTGGGTTATTTGACTCATGGGGTAAGAAAGTTATAGGTCTTACGACTAAAGGTGGTATTAAACATACTAACGCTAAAGGTCGTGAGCTAACACAAGAAGATATAGAACCATTATTAAAGCTCAAAGACTATGTGATAGTCAGTTTAGATTATAGCGTAGAACGCAAATTAAACGGTGTTAAATACTTTGACTTTGCAACAAACGCAAAAGACTATGATGATACAGCAGCGTTAATAGCTGAATGTGATTTAGTATTAGGTGTAAATACAACTGCTCAACATTGTGCAGCAGCTATGGGAGTAAAGACATGGTGTCTAGTTCCTACATGGCATCAATGGCGTTATGCTCAACCTAGTATGCCTTGGTATCGTCACATGAGAATTATTTACCAAGACAATGATACTTGGAAAGAAGTTATCAATAAAGTGGCTAAACAGTTAAATGGGACTTGGTGATTGGTTAATGGCATCTGGTGATGCTAAAGAAGCTAACGAAAGAACCGGTAAGAAAGTAAAGCTAGGTGATGGCAGTAGAATGTTTACTGACATACAAGTCTTTTCTAATAACCCTAGAATGGCATTTAAATATGATACAGATGTCGTATGGGTCAATAACTATCCTAACAGTAGACCTTATCTTAAAGGCACAAATAAAGGTAAGTTATTATTTAATGATGACTATAAACCTAGAGTAGGCGAAATATACTTTAGTCACGAAGAACAAGAAGTCATAGATAAGATAAAAGGTGACTACATAATAGTAGAACCTAATGTTAAAAAGACTTTTATCCATACAGTAAACAAAGCATGGCATGGTTGGGATGAGTTACTTAAACATGACTTGCCTTGGATACAATTAGGTGATGTTACTACTGACAAGAAAACAAAGTGGGTAGAAACACCAACCTTTAGAGACGCATTAGCAATATTAAGCAAAGCAAAGTTATTTGTAGGCACAGATGGTGGTTTACATCATGCAGCAGCAGCTTTAGGCATACCATCTGTAGTTATTTGGACAGGATTTACTTCACCGAGGCACTTAGGATATGACACCCATAGAAATATACATGACGGTTCAGAGCCATGTGGGACTTATGATAGCGTATGTCAACATTGCCTTCTAAAAAGCAAAGCAATAACCGTAGAACAGGTTTTAGATGCAGTTAATACTGAGTGGCATAGAACGCAGAGATAACGTCTTAAAACGCTTGCAAAAGCATTGTAAGGGCATTTTAACAAGAGAATGGGATAACAAGTCTATTCCAGTCATGGTAGGTAATTTACATGGTGCAGATAAGATACAAATAGCCTGTAGAGAACAAAACATATCATATATTCTGATAGACCATGGCTACTTTCACAGGTCATCTGATTTAGAATGGGCTAGATTCTGTGTAAATAACTACCATTGCACAGATTGGCGTGTATCAGATAGAGAAACACCTAAAGTTCACGAGTATCGTAGTGGTGAAAACGTAGTTGTGTTACCACCGGCAGAGAAGATAGCTTATATTTACCAAACTTCTAATTGGTTAGACAGAACAGTAGAAGAAATTAGAAAACATACAGAAAGAAAGATTGTCATTAAGCGTAAAGGCGAAGGTGACTTTAAACAAACATTAGAAAAAGCTCATGTCATTGTGAGTTTTGGTAGTGTCGCAGATGTAGAATCACTTATTCGTGGTGTGCCTGTCATAGGTTCACCTTATAGCCCTGCAAACCCTGTATCCAATAACATTAAAGACATAGAAAACTTAACATATTTTGACAGAACAGCATGGTTAATCTCATTAGCTGCAAGTGAATGGCATAAAGATGAGATGGACAAGTGCTGGGATAGACTAAAAGGACAATTAGATGGCGTTTACAACCTATACTAGCTTTGTTTCTACAGTAGAAAGCTACTTAGCACGCACAGACTTGACAACTGTCATACCTGACTTTATTCAGATGGCACAGTTAAGAATGACACGTGACTTACGAACAGAAGCTATGTTAAAAGTAGCTACAACTACTCCTACAGATAACAAGGTAGCATTTCCTACTGACTTCTTAGAGTTAAGAGAGATGCACTTTCAGGGTAACCCACCTATTCTGTTAGAGTTCCAAACACCTGACTTGTTTTTCCGTAATGGTCAAACAACATTATCAGGTCGTTCACACTACTTTACAATGTTAGGTACAGAGTTTCAGTTTGCACCTACTCAAGATACAGATTATACAATTCAAATTTTATACTATGCTCAACCAACATTTATTTCTACTACAACTTCTAGTAACTTGTTCTTAGCATACTACCCAGACGCTTTACTTTACGCAACATTAGCAGAAGCAGAACCGTATTTAATGAATGACCCAAGAGTAGCAACATGGTCAGCATTATACGACAGAGCTATTGCTAATATCAAGAAAAGCGATTTAGGACAAACATACGCATACACAACATTAAGCGTAACACCAAGATAAAGGAAAAATCATGGCAGAAATGAGTAACTTTTTAGAGAACGCATTAATTAATGCAACTCTACGCAATACAACATATACATCAGTCGCAACAGTATATGTATCACTATGGACTTCAGACCCTACAGACGCAGGTAGTGGCACAGAAGTATCCGGTGGTTCATACGCTAGAACAGCAGTTACATTTGCTGCACCGGCTAACGGTGTTTCAACAAACTCTGCTGACGTTACATTCCCAACAGCAACAGCTTCATGGGGAACAGTAGGTTGGATTGGTATTAATGATGCAGCATCTTCAGGTAACTTACTTTACCATACACCTTTAGATACAGCAAAAACAATTGATACTGGTGATATCTTTAAGATTTCATCTGGCAACCTTTCAGTTACATTAGCTTAAGGATAAACCATGGCGTTAGTCGTCAAGGATAGAGTCCAAGAGACTTCTACTACTACAGGCACAGGTACGTTTACGCTTGCTGGTGCAGTATCTGGCTTTCAATCATTCTCTGTTATTGGTAATGCTAATACTACTTACTACGCTATTGTAGGTGGTGCAGAATGGGAAGTAGGTCTAGGCACTTATACATCTTCAGGCACTACTTTAGCTCGTAATACTATATTAGAGTCTAGTAATGGTGGCACAGCAGTAAACTTTAGTGCAGGCACAAAGAACGTATTTGTAACTTATCCTGCTGAAGAAGCTGTTTATCAAGATGCTAATGGTGATGCTTATGCACCACAGTTTGCTGCATCTAACGGACTTAATGTTAATAACGGAACTATAGGCACATCTTACACATTCCCTACAGGATATAACTCTGTAGAAGCTGGGGATATTACTCTCTCTGGAAGTGTAACAGTTACAGTTCCTTCTACATCAAGATGGGTGATAGTATGAGTACAATTATAAATGCAACTACAACCAATGGTGTAGTGATACAACCTGACAATAGTGGCTCATTAGTATTACAAACTAATAGTGGCACTACAGCTTTAACTATAGACACATCACAACGAGCAGCATTTGTAGCAGGAACAGCAGCATTACCAGCTATTACTACAACAGGCGATACTAATACAGGTATGTTCTTCCCAGCAGCAGATACTATAGCTTTTGCTGAAGGTGGTGCAGAGGCAATGCGTATAGACTCTAGTGGCAATGTGTTAGTGGGGACTGCAACATCTACATTTAGTTCAGCTGGAAGAGGTGTTATAGAACTTAACGGAAGTTCAACCGCTTATTATGCATTAAAAGCTAGTGATGTAGTAAAAGGCTCTTTTAATTTTGCTGCTGCGACTGTTAATGTTCAAGCAAATTCAATTCCTATTACCTTTGGAACAACAGGCGGCACAGAGTGGATGCGTTTAGACTCTAGTGGTAATGTTTTAGTGGCAAAAACTAGCACATCAAGTGCTGTTGTTGGCATTAATCTTGAAGCTGCTGGTGCAGTTGTAGCTACTAGAAGTGGTGATTTATGTTATGTGGCAAATAGATTAAGTAGTGATGGCACTTTAATTTCATTTAGACAAGATAGTAATGAAGAAGGAACTATTTCAGTATCTGGCACAACTGTATCATATAACGGTGGTCACTTATCTCGTTGGTCACAATGGCAAAATGAAACAGGTAAACCAAGCGTATATCGTGGTTCAGTATTAGAGTCAGTAAATGCTATGTGTGTTTGGGAAAAAGATGGTCAACCATTACCTAACGAACAAGCTACTAAAACTATTGTATCTACTACATTATCATCTAAAACAGTAGCTGGTGTGTTTGACAGATATGATGAAGATGACCAAGATAACCCATACGATTTTTATGTAGCACAATCTGGTGACTTTGTTATTCGTATAGCTGAAGGCGTTACAGTACAAAATGGTGATTTACTAGAATCAGCAGGTGATGGAACAGCAAGACCACAAGCAGATGATATTTGTCGTTCATCGACTATAGCAAAAGTAACTTCTAACTATGTGAGTGCTACATACGAAGATGGTTCATACTGCGTTCCTTGTATTTTAATGATAGGATAACTAATGGCTAACCTTATACTTAACGGTTCTACATCTGGTAGCGTTACATTATCCTCTCCAGCAGTATCAGGCACAACTACACTTACTTTGCCTACTACAAGTGGGACTGTAGTTACTACAGGCACTACTGGTCAAGTTATTGCTAGTGGTGCTTTGCCAATAGGTAGTGTATTGCAAGTGGTTAATGCCATTACTTCTACCAATGTATCAAACTCAACTGCAACAATGACTGATACAGGTTTAACAGCAACTATTACTCCAAAATTTTCAACTAGCAAAATTCTTGTTTTAGTAAGTCAAAATGGTGTTTATAAATCTGCTGCTAATGCTAATAATATGGTTGATTTAATTTGTAAATAGCATCAGTTAAGTTAATCATCCTGCAATCTCCATAAGAGTAATAAATGAAGTAGAAACTCCTGCGTATTGAACAGATACAGAAGCCGTACCATTTCTACTATTAAACATTGTTTTATAAGTAGTTGCAGAAGTGGTTGCTGGACTATCTAAATAACACAATGAGGCTGTTACGGAGTTTTCTAAAGCAGTAGATGTTGTTGCGGTTGCACCAGAAAAGTTTGCTCCTAAAACGCCAGTACCATTT